AAATCAACAAGAGAACCTTTAGCTACATTTATAGTAGTCTGGTATTCTTTATTATCAATTTTTAGTTTTAATACTATTTCTTGTACTTGATCAGCCATTTATTCTCCACGCTCCCTCTCCTAAACTCGCCTCGCTTCGCAAGGCGGAGCGGGTTAGGAGAGGGAAATAGGGTGAGGTCTAATTTTTCTTCTTTGCGTTTTCTAAATGCGCAATCGCATTTAATAAAGTGTTTAAATTCATCCTCATTTTTTCGTAGTAACTATCCATCACTAACCGGTAATCAATTTTTCTTAATTCATTTATTTTAGCTGCATCACGTTCCGAAACAAAAAGGAGAATTGAATCTGTCTCGGTCGGTTCCAACTCTCCCTTGAAGTAATCAGATTCATAACCTCTTAATGAATTGTATGTTGCAAGTGCTGTTTCATTCCTTCTTCGTAAATTTTTGATGATGCTGTTATAATAATGTTCTCTTGTGCTTTTTTTTTAAGATAGTCTCCGATTATTATAACTGTTTGTTCGGGTGTTAACTGCTTCCAGTTGAATTTCTCTTTATCGCTTCCGTCAAGGGGTGTTAACAGCATTTTAACTATTGCAATAATCTCGGTTAATGTATAATTACGTTTGCTTATAATTGCTCTTTTACCGTCTGCTTCAAACGGTGCAGTAAATTGTACTACAAGTTCAATCTCTTCGATGCTGAGATCGTCTCGTAATACAAATTCTTTATTCCCGATCGAATATTTTTCGTCTGCCATAATTTTAGTTTGTATGGACGGGATATTATCCCGTCCTTATATTTTTTTTTTAACCGTTACTTACTTTTTTATCTTCGGTAATGTTTACTATTTTTTCTGCAGCAGCCCGCTTAGACGAGTCGTCAGCGAGGCTAGCTGCTTTTGCTAAAATCTTCCCTTGCATAATCACATTCTTATTTTCAACTTCAACCAATTCATATTTCTTACCGCCGACCTCTTTCTCAAAGCCGGTAATATCAACTTTCAATCCATTATCGGTTTTCAATAGAGTGCCCAGGCGCGTTGAACGATGCATGAACGGTTGGTTCTTGTCATCAAGTACGCGGAACATTTTATTTGTTCTATTATCGCATAGTAACTGTAGTACACTCAAAGTTGCACTTGTCTCGCCGACTTTTATCGTTTCATTTTCTATCTGCAAATCTTTGGTTTGTGTTTCGTTCTTCCTTGCCATTTTGATACTCCATTTTTTTGTTTTATAACCACCAACCACGAATAACTAACTGATAGTCAACGTTCCCCCGGTAACACCGGTTGTATCATCTGCTGCACCGCCATTGCCGGTGCCGTAAGTAAATGTTTTGTCGAAAAGACTAATATCTCCGGCAAGTTTAATTCTGCTTTCCCGTACATCATCGCCTATTTTGTGTTCGTCTGTTATACCAAGTTTATAAGCCGGGATAACGAGTTGATCGAAATATGAACCGGCATTTCCTTCTTTAATTAATACGGAAGGTGTTTCGGCTTTTGCAGCAAGCGTTACTAAATCTGCCACTTGCATCCCGGTACCGACAATTTCAATTTCTATTGTAAATTTGTCTACAATACTTTGTTCATATTCGTTCTTAAGAAGTTCTTTTGATTTGATTGTTATCTTTCGCTCTATCCGGTCATAATTATTCAATGCAATCGAGACACCGCTTGGTGCTTCTATTGCAAGAAATTTTGGTGATCTGCGATATGAATAATTTTTCCCTTCAATATCTGTATCGGTAACACCGGCAACAGTTACAATGGCTGTGCTGTCAAAAGTATCAATGAAGGTTTGATAATTTTCATACTCCATTGCACGTTCCCACATCCATTTCATTGTACGTTTATCATGTGCTATTGTTAGTTCGAACATCAAACCCATTAAATAGTTTCCTACAAATGCAGCTACATCTTCGCTGTTTGCACTTGCGTTCTGTTTTGGTGTAACCGCTTGCAGATCTGCATTACCGTTCAGAAAATCAAACGATTTTTTTAACATGAATAAAGTTGGCTGTGTACTTTCACCTTGTGCTGAAAACTTTTTCATGTTTCTTAGCTGAATATTAGGATATGCTTTTGCTGTCTTGTGGTCCTTAATTTCTAAACTTCGATCGAATGAGAAACCCATTGCAACCGCACCGGTTGGTACTGCCGGTAACACTGCGTTTAGAGTACCAACATCACAAGCAAGCATTTGCTTTAGTCCTGATACACCGTTCATATAATTATTCCTTCTATTGTGTTAAACTTTTTTCGATGAACTCGATCGGTACTCCGAGCCGAATCATAAACTTCCATTCACCGTTCGTTTCATCTATCAATTCATCATTTATTGGATATACTTTCCTCTGGTACTCGGCACGTGTATTTTCAATTTCCAATCCGCATAATGTGTCATTCACCCATTCAACATAATCATGAGGCTTCATACCATCGTCAAAATATCTGATGTGTGCAACTGCACCAATCTGCAGATCGCGGTCCATTAAGATTGCATTGTTTGTCGTTTTTTGTTTTGTCTGCTTGCTACCCAGGTAAATTAAATGGATAGTCCCTTTAGGTCCGCTGTTCCTTAAATTTTCTAACGAAGCAGCTTGTTCAATAGATACTTGATCACGTGTATCTAATAAATCTTTTTTCGCAAGCAGCACATCTTGAAAAATTTTTAATGCATCCGATATTTTTTCTACTGTGTATATCATTCCATCCTCTATAAAAGTCCCTCTCCTTTTTTCAAGGAGAGGGATTTAGAGCTCGCCCCGCACTTGATTCGGGGGTGAGGTCTATTTTGTTTCACTCACACTCTGTTTCGGTAATATCTTTATCGCTTCAAGAATAGTTTTCAAAAACTCCCATTTGAATAATCCGTTAGCAATAAGTGCTGCGGTTAGACCATAAATAAGGATATAGTACCATTGCAGTCCGGCAAACAATCCCCATTGCAGTAAGTAACCGATTGCCGATAATAATATTCCAACTACCCAGCTCAAATACTGCTTCCATTTGTTGTCTTTCAAAAAATTTATGGTTTCAAATTTTAAGTTCCATTTGAAATATTCGAATAATTTTGCAAGCCACCCGGTAACAATTAATACAAATGCAGCAAGCGCCGGTACTGAACCGAATGATTCCTGAAAATTAATTTGAGTTATCTGATCGCCTACTTCTGTTTCTTGACCCAAGACAATAATTGGTGCTGCGAAGTAGAGCATTATTAATAATACTGCTAACAATATTTTTGATAGTAATTTCATTGCTATTCTCCTTGTAATGTTTCTATTAATCCTTCAATATCTATGTTAGCACCGGCACCGATGAAAAAATCCCATATACCATTTTTGACAGCATAACCATAAGCTGCCATCAGTCCCGGTTTTACGTTATCCCAAAATGTTTTTTTAGTAACTGTAATTGTTGTGTTCACTTTTTTCTCGGTAAGTTCATCATAATTAAATGATTGATGATAGATACCAAAGTAATGCTGACTTGCAGAGTGGAGAGGAATTGGACTGACAAATTTTGAAGCTACTATAACGCTATCCCTGGTCCTACCAAGCGAATCTTTAATCACATAATTAGTGTCTGCTTCCGAAATAAAAACATGAGGTTGATCTGTCAATGGAACCGCTGCAAGAGCTTCTCTTTTTGCTTCCGCAATAATTGAATCTAAATTAAAATTATGTTCTTTATAAAGCGTAATTAATCTTGGTTTAATAGTTCCTTTAAGTGAATCAAGTAACTCAAATTTAATTTTTGATTTTAAGTACGCTTCAAATTTTTCATCAACAAAAGATTTTTTAATAGTAGTTGTAACGGTTGAATCCTTATCTATCTTCTCTTCATAACCCGGCAAATACTGCTGACCGAAATAAGTTATCAAAGCTGTGGCTATGATAATTATAATTGTCTTCATAATATTTTTTGTGCTGTCGCTCATCTTTTTCCTTAATACTCCCTCTCCTATCTTAGGAGAGGGCTGGGGTGAGGTCTAAGACCACACTACTTCAACTCTATCAAACCACCCGATATATTTTTCTTGAGTTGGATTCTTTTCCATCAGTTCTAAATAATGTTTAATCTGGAATCCGTTTAGAACATTCAATACTCTTTGGTAGCCGTTTATTTTAATACATTGTGTAAGTGCATTAATTGTTTTCAAACCAATTTTTCTATCAACATCTATTTCTTTATAGGTTGTATTCGGTTTGTTGCGGTTTAGTATGTTAATCGTCCGCTGCAAATACTCAATACTTTTTTCCGGTCCCATATTCACGGAATTATCATAAATTTCATTTGCAATCGATTGATGCTGTATTGCGTCACCTTGAATCTTATTCCAAAATTCATTTCTATAAAAACTTTTTACCATGCTCTGCAACTCTTCATTCTCATCCAGAATCTCATTAATACGTTTTACGTCTTGCGTCTCGCCTTTCACGTCATCAATAATCTTCCATCCTTCCCAATCCTGGTGAAAATTTCTTGCTATACCTCTGTAAGTTTCACCGCCTCTATCGTCCGGATCATTTGCATATCCGCCTTCGAGCTGGTTAGTAATTTTATATGATATTTCAAAGTCTGCCATTATTCATACTCATCTAAAAGCGTTGCAAATTTTGATTTAGAATTTTTATTTGTAAAAATCTGTCCTTGATTGTTTTCATCAGTACTTACTTTTTCAGCGTCCAATAAAATATCACCGCGTTGTATTGCTTGAAGCTGTTTCGTAGAATCAGTGAATATTTTCTGTTCACTCTCACTCATCTGATCGCGGTAGCGTCTTTTCTTTAATGCATAGATCACTCTATCATCAGATATTGTTTGAATTGTACTTGGTACTGTTGCAAGCGGTAGTTTATATCTGCCTCGTAAATAATTATCTATCTCTTCAGTTGTTTCGCTGCATGCCTGGTTAATACGGATAACACAATCATCTGAAGCAGATGTTAAATCAACTTCTTCTTCCGGTTTACCTTCATCATTCACATATTGAATGAGCAACCGTACATCAATTTTCTTTTTTAAAGTTTCAATTGTTGAATACATTTATACGAACCTTCCTACTTTTGCAAATGTGCCGAACGGTTTAAGCGGTGTTAAAGAATTATTTGATGGACGCTTGCTTAGACCGATAGAAGTCCACCAGGGTCGTCCAATCTCACGATATTTACTTGTTTGCTTTTTATATAAACGTCTGCGTTTAAAACGGAAAGGGAGTTTTGCCCGTTTTTTACTTACCTCTGATCTTTCTTTTGAATCTTGAGGTACATCATTCTTCTGACGTTTAAACGGATTTAACTTGCTGAAGAAACTGAACCTATGCTTTCTTGTTATTCCTTCTTCCCTTCGAAACATTTTTATTCTCCGGCTCTCTTTTATTGTACCGTTTGAAAATTATTTTAAGTGCATAACGAAATCTTACTGATATTCCTTCACCGCAGATTATCTCTAACAGATTAGTAAGATCTGCTCGATACTTCTGTCTAACATATTTCTTAAATAATTTTGCTGTTCCGCTGTTCATAATCTTAAATAAATTGCCGGTCTTTCCCGGCTGTCAGAAAACATTGCCGTTTAGCACTCTTAAAAACCCGTCCCTCTTGTGGTCTCTCTATTCTTTCCAAGATGTCACTTAGCGCAGTGCCCTTCTAAGGTGGCGGTGCATAAGTTCTGTTTCCGGTCGCTATTTAGTTGTGGATATTAAATCCACCATTTGGGTTTTAACTTTTTAATGAGAAGCAAAGCATCTCATTCATCATCAAAAATTTTAAGAACATTTTAAAAGTCCCTCTCCTATTTTCAAGGAGAGGGATTCAGGGTGAGGTCAACTCACCGAGTTAAGCAACAGTTGCGAAAATGTTCGCAGCCGGTTCATGGAACACCGGTAACGGATGAGATTCAACTAACAACCATAATCCGCTCGGGTCCTTTTCAACCCAGTCTTTGCTGAAAAATTGTCCAACAACGTTTCCGGCATCTAGATCTTCAATTGCTCCATAATGGAGTCTATGATCTGCACTTGGTGATAAGAGAAGTACTTTATTATCAGGTACTAATTTTTGAGTAGCACCGTTTGCATCTGTATAGGTAGCGTCATAAGTATAAAGATCACAACCTTCAATTCCGCTTCCTCTTCTTTCTGCACCAGCTTCTATAATAGTTTTTTCAGTATCAATCTGTCCAACATTGATTTTTCTTTTATCAAGAGCAGTCAATACTTCCGTTGTTGCAATGAAGAGATCATACGTAGTTGAGTTCATTGCGATTAAAACCGGAATTTTTCCGCTTGCAACTGAAGCAACCGTTTTCCAGGCGCGAATATCGGTCAACGGTTTTGCTGTTGTAGGTGCGTCCCATTTTCTTGTGCTGGTTAATGTTGGTTTATTAGCTTCCGGCATACTGAAGTTTATTGTGAACACAAGATCATCTTGAGTAATTGTGTAAGAACCGCTTGCACCTTGAGCAATCAAATACTCAACCGTTCTATCAATAATATCACGCAGATCTTTTTGCTCACGTGCAACCTTCTGCATTCTTGCTGTTTGGATCGGATCATTGCCACCGGCACCGGATGCAACGAAGATTGGAGAATTGGCTTCTCTTGTAAACAACATATCTGAAGGTGTCAAGAATTTTTTCAATCTAATATTGGGCGGTTCGATTGTGGATGTTTTTTGTCCAAGATTTCCAACAACCTTTGCCGGATCACCGCGTTTAACAAATGGCGAAATCTTTTTTCCGCCAACGATTATATCAACCATTACCGTTTTGGTCGGGTGTTCTTCAACACGTCCGAACAATGCCTTTCTTAAGAAAGTCGGTACCGGCTGCATTTGGTTTACGGCAGTGGATAATACCACATGGCCGAAGGGATTAATTGTTACCATTTTTAATTCTCCTAATATGAGTTTTCAAAAAACTTTACTTTCTTAAGAAACAGAGCCAAAGAATATTGGCGAACCAACTAGTGCTGCTTTTGCATCTGCATCAACACCGGTTACTGCAGCTTCGTTAAAATGACCGGATACAAATGCCGTACTCTTTACATCTGCAGAAGTTGCATCAACTGCTTCTGTAAGAATTGAATCCGGATACTGGCTGCCGTCAACATTATCTTTATCGTAAGCTTTGTACTTACCACTACCGGCAGCAATAGTAATATCAAAACCATCGCCAACTATGAAATCTGTGGAGCCGTCTGCAGTAGCGAATTTTATTTGATTTGCGAAGGTATCACCAACAGCAACATCGCCGAGCACATAACCTTGCGGATCAGTTACTCTTAATGTTCCTCCGTTTGTTGCGGCTGCAATACAGCGCACTGTATAAACACCAGCTTTAGCGCGTGCAAGTATTGGTGTTGTGGCATCCATTGTTAAAGTACCGTTACCGGTATTACCGCCGGACTTTGCTGCAGCAGTAGCAGCACCTAATAAAATCTTACCGAGCAGTGTACCTAATACCAGCGCACCTACACCGGATAGAATTGTTATCGCTTTTCTAACTCTCGGAAAATCTCCGGCGAACAATTGTGTTGTACTCTGTTCTTGAGTGTTTACTAAATCTGTCATTTTATTACTCCATTAATTGTTGATTAAACTTAATTAACCCCCTCTCCTTACTAAGGTGAGGGTTGGGTGAGGTCTCAGCCTCAAATTATTTCGGATTCACCATAGCTGCAATTTCTTTGCCTATCTTCACATCTGCATCCATACTTTGATTATCAGCTTTGTTCTTTGTAGCAATTTCTTCAAGTTCAATTACGTTTGGTAATTTCTTAATCAATTCTTTAGTGAAATCGAACGCACTGAACTGTACTTTGGTGTTATCTGCAGCAGAAAATTCGATCACACCTTTCTCTTTTAATGACGCCAACAGATTTACTACCTTCTCTTTGTCAGCCGGTATTATTTTAAGTTTTATTTCATCGCTCTCGCAGAACTGAATAACTTCTGTGCGCAATTCTTTTAGTTGTGCATCGGTTAATTTTGTGTTAGCAGATTGAAGTTCAATAACTACTTTGTTCTTTTCTGCTTCGAGTTTATCGAATGCTTCTTTTACTTCCGGAGGAAGTTTTGTGAAATCGAGTTTCATTTCATCTCCATTTATTGATTGTGAAAATTGATTTAAAGTCGTTGGATTTTTCTCAGATACATACGGAGGGTTTCCGGCTTCTTCAATATCCCATTCCGGAAATAGCTCATCAGCTTCTTCCTTACCAAATTTTTCAATCCATTTATTTTTTAAGTTTCTGAAAATCATTCTGATATTTCTGAAGGGCCAACTGGATACTTCGTATTGTGCAAATTCAAAGTTGGATGTTTCGAGATCTGCAAATGAATTATTTTCACCCGGCAGTATTAATTGGAATGCAATTCCCTCTCCTTGATAAGGAGAGGGCAAGGGTGAGGTCGAAAATGAATAATCACCAAGTCCGGCAACCGCCGGTTTAATTTCCGGTGGAAGGAAAGAAATATTTTTTAATGCAAAAGTTTTTTCATCAAGAGTTACACTGCGCCCCGGAAGTTTTCCATCATTAACGGCTTTCTTAAATTTATCATTCACTTCTTTTGGCAGAGCAAAAAGAATTTCACCCACGCGTTTCAATTGTGCTACTGCACCGAAACCAACTTCATCAAACTTAGGGTGTTCTACTACAAGCTGCGGATCACTTGTTAAATTTGTGCTCTCTATTACTCTGTCTAGATCTTCGGTTTTAACAGTTACAACTTTTCCGTTTTTGTCTTTGAACGTTCCGGTCTTTAATACCGGCATCCATTTGAACTTGTTCATAAAAATTTCCTCACGTGTATTTTCATTCACCGAAAAATTTTATTTGCAACTTAACCACTGAACCCCGGATTTAATTTTCCACGTTGGAATAAAATAACGCAGACCTAATTATTAGCTTGCAAGTAAAATTTTCAAACTATCGAGAGAGGAATAAATAATGCTGCTTACGTTATTGTTTTCATTTCTGCCGATGTTAATTGCGCAGACAACAACACCGGATAGCGGTGTTAACAATGATTTAATGTTAAAAATATTTATCCCTACCGGTGGAGTTAGCAGTGTGCTCTATGCGGTTTGGTATTTCACTTTCAAACAGAATAAAAAAGATTACGCAGCTGCTCTCGAACAAAATCAGAAACAGTTCGATTTTGCTCTCAAACAAAATCAAGTTCAGTTCGATTTTGCGCTTAACCAAAATCAAAAGCAATTTGAAAAATCCCTCGAGATGATAATGAAGCAGTACAAAGATTCTACTGATCAAAATTTAAAAACCATTGATAAATTATTTGAGTTTATACAGTCGGACATTGAATACAAAGAAGTACTCACCGGTGTTCTTACCAGAATGGAACAAAAATTAGAGAGGTTATAAATGAGTAATTATGAAAGAGACCGTGCACTTGGTCAATATACCGTATTGAAAGAAAAAATCTACCGGCTTGGTATTAAAGCGCAGTCGCTTGTCGATTCTATCAATGTTGAAATGAATGCTTTCGCACTTACTGATTCTGATTTTTCTGATATGGACTTTCAGAAAATAGGAGCTCTTGTTAAAGAACTTCAGCAATTGCAGTCTGATTATAAAGAAGCAGTAAGTAGGATGATTAATCTAAAAGATACTTACAACTTTTAATTAATTCTGACGAAACGAAGTGGAGTAGAAGAATGGCTGACCCGGCAGTAAGAGAAAGAGCAAAAGAATTGTTTGTGCAGAATGGTTTCAGTATGGATACCATTCTCACTATGCTTGATGGTGAAGTCTCACGCAAAACACTTTACAACTATCGTAAAGAAGATAAATGGGATGAACTGAGAAAAAGTATTGTTGCTAAAAAACAGAACAGAAGAGAACGGCTCGAAGCACTTCTTGATAGATACATTGGACAAGCTGAAATAAATCTTAATCCCGCAACTCTGTTTGCAATCGGTAAACTTATCACCGCTCTTAAGAGTGCAAATTATATCGACTTTACTGATGAAATTGCTGAACGTGATGAGAATAATAAAAAAGGTTTATCTAAAGACAATCTTGAAAAAATTGAGAAGGAATTACTCAATTTATAATTAAGTCCCTCTCCTAAATTAGGAGAGGGGTCGGGGTGAGGTCAGAACGCACACAGTTCGCTTATAAGGCACGATCTTTTTAAGTGGCTATTTTGCCCCAACTTCGGATAGATCGTTAAAATTAAACGGCGATTAAATGAAATTAAATGGTACTTTATTATAAAACAAGATATAAATGGAAAGTCTCAAATACATATTGCTTCTATCCTTTCTTTTTTGCAGTTTTACACCATCCAAAACAAACGGCGTAGAGCCGCAACGTAATTGCGGTTTTCTCTTTTTAAATACGTTAACCATAATTACGCCAGAGACAGACGTTTCCGTAAGGAACGTCGCGCAGCCGTTTGTGCGTGGAGAGTCTCTGGCTTTTTTATTATCCAAAACAAACGGAGGTTCTATGAAACAAAAACGCAAACCGGTTTCATCCAAACCGGTTTTTCAAGAGGTTCCTATTCCTTTTACCAAACCTCTATCCAAAGGTCTCGATCAACTATTCGAAGCTATGCAGTTGCTCGAATGTCAGTCTGATGCTTTAACCGGCATCGCCTCTCTGCACGATGACCTTGGTCATCAAGCTTACCTTAATATTGTTATCTCTCAAAAAGTGCAAGAAGCATACGAATTTATAGACAAATTCTTTCAGGAAATTCGTACGCTGCGACACCCCTTGCGCAGAGGTGCTGTATGAGTATAAAAAAGGATAATTTGTACAAAGTGGTTTCCGAAGAATTTGCTGCATCCGGGAAGCCCTCTAAAAATCCAAAATTTACCCTTCATATGCGTGTCGGAAAATTTCCGACACCCAAACCCGACCTAAACCTCATCCGGGAGAAAATCAGGTCTAAATCTCTCACCCAGAATGAAGTTGCTAAACTTGCCGGAGTAAAGAGACAAGTCGTAAGTGACTTTCTTCGAAATCGTCTTTACAAAAAGTCACCGGCACAAGACAAACTTATCCGCTGGTTATACGAAAATGGCTTTGAAGATTGCTTCCCCAAAAAAGATAGACATATTTGTGTTTGTCCGGATTGCGGTGCAAAGCACAGAGCCGTTTTATCATTCAGAAAAAAAAATAAAGGAGATAAATAATGGAACTACTACAAAAAGAATTTGTCTTCCGCGGTTTCAAATACGAACAGAGAAAGAGAACGGAAAATACCGCGATCTACGAACAATATTTTATTGAAGATGACGGCGGTTTATCTTTTCTGTCTTACGAAGTATTTCACATCCGTAAACAGAAAGAATCTTTTAATGTAGTAACCGGTATTCATTTTAAAGCCAAAGAACTTCTTCCAAGCAATGAAGCATTCGGTCATTATGCTTACACATGCAAAGATATGAAACGCGCAGAGATCCGCTTTCAAGAATTGGAAGATAAATATGCCAATGTAACAGAAGAATATCTATCAGTAGAAGTTGAAGAAGGAATAGATAATTAATTGCTTAAACCCATGGCACTCTAAAATCCCTCTCCTAATTTAGGAGAGGGACAAAGGGTGAGGTCAAAAAATGGCAAAACTTAAGTTTCTAAAATATCAATCTACTTGGATTAAAAATGAATCTCAGTTTGCACTTTGCGAAAAGAGCAGACGTGTTGGTATCACCTATGCCGAAGCATACCGCGTTACAAGAGATCTTGCTTCAAAGAATGTTAAGAATAATAAAGTGTGGTTTTCTTCGGCAGATCTATCCGCTGCAGAAGAGTTTATAGATTACGTTGGTTTCTTTGCAAAGTTTTTGAACATTGCAGCAAAGTATGTTGGAGAAGTTGTAATTGATAAAGATGATGATATTACAGCGCACCGCGTATCGTTAAGCAACGGTGCAGAGTGCAATGCAATATCTTCTAATCCTACTCGCTTCAGGTCAAAAGGCGGTGATGTTATTCTTGATGAATTTGCTCATCATAAAGATCAAGAGAAAATGTTTACAGCTGCCAAACCTTCTATGATGTGGGGAAACAGAGTAAGAATAATTTCGACACATAATTCCGATGAATCCTTCTTTAACAATTTGGTAAAAGAGATTTTGAAAAAAGACGAAGGCACAATGAGAAGCTGGAGTCATTTCAAAATTACACTTGATGATGCAATTAAAGATGGTTTAATTGATACTATACTACAACACAAACCCACTAAAGAAGAAGCAGCAAAATTTTTGGAAGATACATTTTCAGGAATGACTCAAGAAGCAATTGATGAAGAATTTTTCTGCATACCGAGATCTGCTTCGAATACACACTTGCTCACATACGAATTAATAAATGCAGTTGAACGTGACAATATTCATGATGAACTGCTCGCTAACATCACCGGTGATCTTTATGTAGGGATGGATGTAGGACGTAAAAATAATCCATCTATAATTTGGATTCTCGAAAAACTTGGTGAACTGCTCTATTCGAGAAAAGTAATTGCACTTAAAAATATTCCATATAGTCAGCAGAGAGAAATTTTATATGGTGTTTTATCACATAAAAATTTTAGAAGAGCTTGCATTGATGCAACCGGTATTGGTAATCAATTAGCTGAAGAAGCACAAGAACAATTTGGGACTCTTCGTGTTGAACCGGTAATGTTCACTCCAAAATCAAAAGAAGAAATTGCTTCCCATACTTATGTAATGGTTGAAGGGAAAAGAGTTCTTATTCCGAGAGACAAAATTATTAGAGAGGATTTGTATTCAGTTAAAGCAGTTACAACTGCAGCCGGTAATGTCCGCTACGAAGCCGATCAAACTAAAGAAGGCGGACATGCAGATTATTTCTTCGGTTTGGGTCTCGCACTTCTTGCTGCTAAAACATACACCGGTCCATTGATAATTACTTCACGTGTTAAACGTGAAATTAATCAGATATTAAATGGTTATTAATTTTTAATAAAGTCCCTCTCCTGAATTAGGAGAGGGATATAGGGTGAGGTCATAAATGAGTAAAATCTTAAATCAATATGGTCAACCGTTTACAACTGTGCCGCTCGATCAAATGAAACTTACTCAAGAAATTGCAACACGCAATTTTGCTTACGGTTCTTTTCCCGGGTTCTTTAACTACCTCCCTGACCCTGATCCAATTTTACGAAACATGGGCAGAGACCAGACCGTTTATAAAGATCTGCTGAGTGACGATCAAGTAGGTCCTTTGTTTAACCGTAGAAAAAATTTAACCAAGTCTCTTGATTGGGGTGTTGAACAAGGTGATGCAACTGATAAAGAAGTTGAGATTTGTGAACTTACAATTAGACTACTTGCAGATCAGCGTACTAAGATGAAGGACATTATTTCTCAATCATTGAATCCGATTGGATTTGGCTATTCGGTGTTTGAAATTGTTTGGGCTTGGATTGATGGAAAGCTTTTGCCGGTTTCATTACAAGAAAAACCACGTGAGTGGTTTGTGTTCAATCAGAATAATGAATTGGTTTATAAATCTAAAGATAATTTTGATGGAGTGGTTGTTATAGGTCCGTCTACTCCGCCGGAATTGAAATACAAATTTATTCTTCTTCAGAATGATCCATCTTACGATAATCCTTACGGCGATAAAGCATTGGCAAGATGTTTTTGGCCCGTTACATTCAAACGCGGCGGTATGCGCTTCTTCGGAAAGTTTGTTAATAAATATGGAATGCCGTTCTTGTTTGGAAAACTTCCGCGCAATGCAACAACCGAACAGCATCTAGATCTGTTGGGTAAACTTGAAAACATGGTTGAAGATGCAGTAGGCACCGGACCCGATGATTCATCATTACAAATCTTGGAAGCCGGTAAAACTTCTAGTGCAGATATTTATGAACGCTACATAAACATCTGCAACAATTCTATCTCTAAAGCAATTCTAACAAATGCACTTTCAACTGAACTTCAAAAAGTAGGTTCACGTGCTTCAACAGAAACCGGTGCAGAAACTATCGAAGGAAATTTATCCGAAGAGGATAGAGATTTTCCGGCAGAGTTATTTAATCAGTTATTCAAATGGGTAATTGACTTAAATATCGGCAGCGGTTTATACCCGACCTTCAAAGCATTTGAAGAAGAGGACGTACGGAAAGATTTGGCAGATCGTGATGCAGTACTTACAGAAAAAATTGGAGTGAAGTTTAAAAAGAATTATTTGATTGATCACTATAACATCAATGAAGATGAATTTGAACTTGAGCAGAATACAGAAACTATTATTCAGAGCCCAGCTCGCCTCGATTCGACAAGTCTTATCGAGTCGAAGCGGGTAGCAAGTATCAAGAATCCAGAATCCAACATCCAGACAGAATTATCATCACCTCTTGTGAGGAAAAAAGATGGGTGGGTCAAAAGATTTTTTAATTGGATTTCCGGAGAGCGCATAGAACTATCCACCGAAAAATCACAAACGGAAAATATAGCGGATCAGTTGTCTAATGCGCTTCCGGATAAATTGTTACAATTCCAAATGGAAGAAGTGATGAAACCGGTATTCGAACTTGCGAGTCAATCAAACAGCTATGATGAATTTAAGAATGGTTTAACCGCTCTTTATCCAAAGATGAATTCAGCACAGTTGGAAGATCTCGCAACAAAAGTTTTTTTGATTGCAGATCTCGAAGGAAAGCTATCAGTGCAGAACGAAAATTAATTTAATGTGATATGGCTAAGGGAAGGTTGAATGAATGCTGATCAAATAAAATTTTTATTATCACTCCCCCCGGAACAAATTGTTAAGTGGTATCAATCGAAAGGACTGCAGACCACATGGAGTTGGAAAGATATGTGGCAAGATGCACACAGCAGATATTTTACTGTTGCTAAGGTAATGAAGCTTAATATACTTCAGGAAATAAAAGATGAAGTAAATAAAATTTTTGATAGCGGAATTACATTCGAGCAGTTCAGAAAGAACCTTGAGCCGGTTCTAAAAAGATTGGGTTGGTGGGGAAAAGTCAAAGCCGGTGACGTACCTGGTTATGATCCGGCAAGCGGAATTGATCCGGATAAGATTGTTCAGCTTGGTTCACCGCACCGTTTAAAAACTATTTACCGGGTAAACTCTTCTGTCGCTTATAACAGCCAAAGATTCAAATCTCAATGGGCGAATAGAGAGAGTCGTCCATATTGGTGGTACTTACAGCTGCAAAGAGAAACCAGAAGAAAATCACACGAAAAATTTCACAACAAAGTTTTTCTTGCTACCGATCCGATATGGGACAAGATTTATCCGCCGAACGGATGGAATTGTATGTGCTCAGTTCGTGCTTTAACAAAACAAGAATTTGAAGAACGAAAATTAAAACTATATGACGGAAGTAAATTTAGTTTTGATGATAATACAATACCGGAGGAGTGGTTGTATAATCCGGGTAAAACAGATTTTCAACCGGACTTTAATAAATATGATGCAGATCTACTAAAACAATTTAATGCTTCCCTCTCCTAAGCTCGCCTCGCTTCGCAAGGCGGAGCGGGTTAGGAGAGGGACCGAGGGTGAGGTCTGTGGACGATAACAATCTCAAACAAGTAAACGAAATTTTCCGGCGCTTAAAAGAAAAAGGCGTACCTACACAATCATTGATGCAGAAGATTGCCGGTCACCTTGAAGAGAACATACACGAGAATTTAAGAACAGAAGGAAGCGGTTCTCCAATTCCGTGGGCACCGCTTAGTGCTGGCTACGCTAAACAGAAAGCAAAAAAGAAATCACTCGTTCAGAAAATATTAACCGCTTCCGGTGCAATGGATCAATCTCTTTTTCAAAGAGCAACAGAACTTGAAGCTGCAGCCGGCACAAATAAAATTTATGCACCGCTACATCAATTTGGCGGTGAGGTAAAGCACTACGGAAGAAGTGAATTGTTTAAAAGAAATAGAAGTAAATCTGGAAAGTTTAGTAAAGGAACTACTGCCGGTAAAGGATTAACTTTCAAACAATATATGGTTAAAATACCGGCAAGACCATTCTTATACCTTACTTCTCATTACAGAGATTTAATTATTAGAGATGTTAAAAATTATTATGCACATATTTAAAAGAGGTTACAATGGCTGATCAAGTACAAGAAATAGTATTAAAACTAAAAATTGATAATAAAGAATACCAGACTACTATAAATGTAGCTAAAGGTTCTCTTGTTGATTT